GCATAGTATTTCTCGCTGCCTTGATTGATAGCATTGTGGATTGCTCGCTGCTGATCATGTGGTTTGTATCCTTTGATTGTTGCCATGTGTAAAAAAAGCGCAGTGCGCTGCGCTCCCGGATACCTATCGCTGTTAATCTAACACATCAGATTTTATGAAATAAAACTTTGCTAAGTTACTGCTCAAAATCGAATTTATCAACATTTCGTGTTTCGACTTGCTGTCGATCATGCATGCCGAGAGCATTCTTTGCGTAGAATATTCCCTTGCCTTCGTTAGCTACAATGTCCTTTGCCAGGCATTTGAACATGTTGTCTATTTTTTTAATAGTGTCGGTTTTGAGTTTGTCCTCAGAATTTAACCAGGTATAGTAAGTGTCCCTGTGGATTGTCTTTTCATTCCTGATGATCGGTATCCATATCCTCAGAAAATAGTCGATTGTAGGGATGTGTCTATCCGCTACCATGATCACCTCTCCTTTGTTGGATAGTGTTTCCTTATGGTGAGACAAGCACTCAGTGATGTAGATGTGAGCTAACTCATCCAGGTGTTTTATGAACTCTTCTGAATAGGCCATTCTGTAATATGTAAAGTTGTTCTATTTAACATAATATTAATTATATATATATATATTATATTATATTATATTATATTATTTAAAATCATTTATCTTACTCTGCGCCCAGTCCTTGGCTGCCTTACCACCCCACAGAAGATATGATATGTATCCGCAGTCCTCTGGTGTACCATTGTCATAGTAGACCTCAGCACGGGACAGATAGCTGTACATGCGTTTGATGGTCTCGATGGATATCTTCTCTCTGTTGGCGAGTTGCTGCGCCCTTACCTTGCCTACCTGAGTAGCACATTTGTTGCCGATCTTGTCATTGAGTTCGATTCCTCTCTTGGCATTGTTGACTACAGCATCAGGATAGTCATTGTGCGTATCCTGGAACTCATTGCGAGATCTGTCCCATGATGCCTTGCATACGGGATATCGTTGTGTCGATGGATATTCAGATTTCATCTTCTCATCATCCATGCATCTGGTGACGAACTCATTCTGATTCTCTCCTGGTCTTGGTTTAGGTATTGGCATCACTTACAGTATTTAACGTAGAATGTATAGGGAACTACTTTCATCTTGGCAAGGATCCAAATGAATGGTCTGTATGCCTTGAAGTTGTATCGAGCATAGGATGACCTCTCTCCCTTGCGAAGGTTCACGAGCTGATTGAACTTATCCTGTTTCTCACCTAGCTTATTGAGATCGAACTCTGGCTTGTCGTTGAATAGATCCCTGGCTTGTTGCTTAGTCAGCTTCCCTGATCTCACTTGAGCAGAAAGGTAAACGATGCGCTTGTCGATGTTGAATTTATTCGGTAGCAAGTAACTCCCTACAAATTCAGTGTATACGTTCTCACAATGCTTGCCGCCATAGTCTTGCCATGAGATTAGTTTCTTCATCTCAGTTTCCATGGTCTCTCTGTCGAATCCATAGTGGAATGGTCTCACGTTCTTGATTCCCTTCCAGGCATAGTATAGCTGATCCTTGAATGTGAATAGAGGATAGTTCTTGAGATCCTTGTGAGCATATGCCTTGTATACTGATTTGATGTACTTGGCATCCATGTAGGTCCATGGCTTTGGTGTAGATCCTTCAGTACGGAAGTCATGTCCATTGAGGATGTACTTGATCTTGTACATGTCAGCAGTCTGGTACATGAGTTTAGTCATGGCGATGTCATTTGGGATGTCAGCATCTGGAAGTCCAGCGAATAGGAATGCCTCATTGAGTGTATCGTACTCCTGTTTGTTGACCATGAAGGTAATGGCATCCACGTTGAGCTTCTTGATGAGCTGCTTCATGTTATGCTCAGCCTCTGGAGCATTCCAATGGTTATCAAAGTGAATGACAAGGGGCTTGAGTCCCCAGTAGCGCACAGCAGTGTATAGCAGTGTCGATGAGTCAAGTCCTCCGGATATCCCCATGATGCAATCGTACTTGGCATCGGTATCAGCGGATGATCTGATCTGATTGATTAGTGGGAACAGCTTGGCAGGATCCGCTTGTTTCTGCATGGTATCATGCATGTCACAGTATTCGCACTGCTTGTGTCCTATGGTTGCAAAGTCCTCAGTAAAGAGGCATCTCGGGCATTCTTTCATTTGGTTGATATTTTAACAAAGTTATAGAAATCTTTTGAGACAGAATCAGATACGTGTCTCTGGTTGTATTCGTTGAGTATTGACTCGCAGATGTCATCGATACCCTCCCATCTGATAGAATGAGGAAGGTCTCCGTTGTAGATTGACTTTCGGCCCATGAGTCCCATCTGTAGGTTGGTGTTCGGGCATCCATCATGAGGAGTCAGTCTCAGGTTTATGAAGCATTGAGAGTATACATCGTACAGCTCATCCCTGGTGAATGTCTGATAGTCTGCCTTGATGATAGGTATGTTGATGCGCTGCTCAATCTGTTCTATCAGTTCGGATCCATAGAACTCCTTGCAGCCTTCGTTGTAGTACCAATAGATCTTGTCACCCTTGGGAGTGCAAGGCCAGTCCTCTGCGATGGTAGCATTGAGAGGAAGGTAGAATGATTTGATAGATCTCTTGGCAAGGGAGTTCTGTACATGGATGCTGATAGCTATGTGCATGTGCTTGCTCAGCTCTGCGATCCATTCACCTGGTAGATCCTTGGCATCGGATCCCATCCATACGACAAAGCAATCACCTTTGTGATCGATTAGTGCCTGGAGATCTTCCTCTCTGTACATGCCAAAGAATCCGCAAGGCTCATTGAGATCAGTGCGCTCTGTCAGATTGTACTTGCGCATGATGTCATCCTCCATTCCCTCAAGGCTTTGTGATATCCAGCATTGTTTCATGTAGCTCTGTAATTTGTGGGAATGTTTTGTAGATTGTTGATAAGTCTGTGATACGATCACTCTTGAGGGAGCCTGTCCAATGATCATTGAATTTGTGCTTGTTATTCCATGCGCTTGTGGATATTGACATCAGGATTAGATCAGGATCTTCCAGGATACCTACAGCAGCATCGGCATGTATAGCCTTCAGCCACATAGACCAATCGAGTCCTGATGACAGTCTTTGATCGAATGGCTGCCAGTTGAGTTTGTTTAGGAATCTATCTGATAGCACTCTTCCGATACCTATCGGCTCATATGATCTTGGTCCTGTTCCGTATCCATTCCAGTTGACGAGTCTGATATCATTAGCCACATCGATGAAGTGACATCCGAGCTTTCCGAGTAGATCGTATTCATCAAGGAGCAGCTCACATGTCTCGATGTAGTTATCGGAACACCAGTCAGATGATCCCATGAATATCACACCGCTTGGATTGTGTTTCCTTGCAGCCTTGAATCCGGCATTCCACTTGGCACCAAGAGGATCATTGCTGTGTTCTACCCACTCAGCTCCCATCGATAGGACCAGATCCTTAGCTTCCTTCTCATGGCCTATACCGATGACATGCGCTCCTTGGTCCTGTAGCCTTTGGATTGTGAGCTTCACTAGGGGAAGCCTGCCGTATATTGGAATGGGTGCTACTATCATTTTTTGAGTGCTTCGAGTAGTTCCTGCTTTGTTGGTGCCTGCTCCATCTTGATTCCTTTCTTCTTGGCCTCACGCTTCAGCTCGTTGTAGCTCATGGAGTCATAGTTGTACTGCTTGACACCGATGAACTGAATCTTTGCTGGTTTGATCTCCTTGTTTGATTCCTCCTGGATAGACTTTGCCAGATCATTCATAGCATTGCGTAGGCATGTACCGCATCTCACATTGAGAGTTGCCTGCCTTGTAAGTCGGAACCAGTCTGCCAGCTCCTCCTTTAGGTTCTCATTGAGGGCAAAGGATCTCGTTCTCTGGAACCTCTGTACCTGTGTTTTTAATTCATTAGAAATCATTGCGTATTATGTATTTTAGTTTCTGCTCCAGCTGTGTGCCTCTGAGCTTTCTGCGTAGTCCTCTATCGTCATGAAGCTCCTGTAGGACAATGGCTCCGATCATGGCCATCTTGATATCTTGCTCTGTCATCTCTCGGATGTCTCGCTTCTTGAATATCTTCTTCCAGAGCTGCTTTATTTTTGTTCCCATACCAGTATTAAGTCTGAAAGTAAGTAACTGATGAATGCTAGTGGAATCATATGCCAGTCATAGAATCCTATCAGTGCCACGCATCCCCAAAATGACATGCATGATTGACAGTTGAATGGCTTGATATCTGGCATGCTAAAGGTCTGCATCGCACGGGCTATCCCTATGCTCGACAGAATAAAAAGAATGTAAATCATATTTGAATTGTTTGATTGCTGAATGTATTACTCTGAGTGATAGTCCTGTCTCTGACTTGATATCACGGAAGGTCATCCCACATAGATGCATCTTGACTATCGTATTGAGAAACAGCTCCTGATCATTCTCAGGAGATTTATCCAGATGCTCCTCCAGGATCTGCTTGTACTCGGATAGATCCTCCTCATCCTTCTCTCTAAATTCAATGTCGATGTCATATGATAGTACTCTGGCATCTGCTTTGAATAGCTTGTTGAATTCACTCTCTGGCCATTTCCACTGATTCCATGCGAACCTAGCGAAGGTTCGCGGAAGATCGGCAGATGGGATATTGTGCTTTGAGAGTATAAGATAGGTATGTGAGACCAGGTCCTCGTGTAGTGGATGGCCTCCGGTGATCTTGTGAGCGATCTCATAGGCTTGTCTGTGCCAGAACAGCATACAGTTCATCGAGTAGTTGGTTGGTCACAGGCTTATGATTCATGAATCTCCATAGTGAATAGTACTTGAGACCTGTATCATTAGCGAAGTTCTTGAGCTTGTAACGAGCTGAGAGACGAGCATTAAGCTCATCCCTCAACGTGTCACTCAATGATCTATCAGAACGGAAGTCCATCGTCATCAGTTTCGTTCATTAGATTAGTTTGCACAGGCTTTGCTGGAGCTTGAACCTCATCAGGCTTCACCCATGGCTCCTTGATGGCTGCGCTGAAATACTTTCCAGCTTTCTGTCCTTCCTTTACCCATAGTGATATCTCCCATTCCTTACCATCTACATTGATCTTTCCTCTGTAGTCTGGCTGATTTTCGGCAGTCTTCTTGTCATTCTTGAAGATTGATCCGCTGTTTACTTTTGTTTCCATTTATTTGTTGTGTTGATTATTACTATCCAAAGCCATTCTCCTGGCTTCAATTTCCTCCATGATTTTATCCAATTTATGAGCTGCTTCATGATACTCCTCTATCGTCAAAGATACAGAAGAAAATTGTACGAATGAAATCTGCCAATAATATTGGTTATTTTGAGGATCGTATTTGTATTTCTGAATTGTCATACTACTTTCTCAGGGAAATGATTTGACTCTACAGCAATATCATCTGTTTTCAAGATGAGCATTCTTGCCAATATCAAGGCCCTATCCAGGATCATCATTTCATCCATGTCCTTGAATCTATCTGATTGTAGCATAGCTGCTGCCAATCTTGATGCTATTTCTCTTTCTGTTGTCATTTTGCTTGTGTTTTATTTATTTGTTTACTAATTCATTCATCACTTGAGCATAGAACTCTGAAGCATATCTGAGCTTAGTCAGCATGTCAAGCTCCAGATCAAGGTCTCTCTCGTATCTGCATACAGTGATACGCTTTGCAGGATCAATATGATCTACCCGGTGAACGGATAGGTTATCCCATGGAGTGAGTAGATTAAACTCATCCTTCGGATCTGTTGATACCATGCAATGGATCACCTCAAATACATCACGATCATAGAGATGCATGTAAGCTCTTCCTTGCCATTCATAATCTCTGTCATTAGCATCCTCTCTGGTTGCTGGAAAAGTCTCCAGGGACCACGATGTTTTCACATCGATTATCATGTCATCCAGGAGAATATCACATTCACCTGACATCAGCTCACTCTCAACCCTACCAATATGCTTTGAGTAGTCCGTGAATCGAACTGCATTGATAAGATCAATTGAATCATGTTCCTGGAGGATTCCCTTGTTGATGTACTTGTTGTTCAGCTCAAGATTGTAGCCATAAAAATGCTGTTTAGCCTGGCTCTTGATATATGTTTTTGCAGTCTCAGAAAGTACCTCATTCTTTGATCTTGCGTTGGTCATCAGCTTGCCAATGCTTGAAGGTCTCCATTTCATGACTCGATATTTTTAAGGATTAGAAATGCCATTGACATCAGGATGATAACAGCCACCGGCCATGATCCAAGATATGAATGAATAAGATAGAAGATTCCTCCGATTGCTGCCAATATCAGGCAGATCAATAGGTATGTGAGTATTTTTTTCATAGCTCAGATAGTTGCTCAAGTGTTAGTGAATAGTTCTTTTTTAGTTGCTCTGCCGTGTACTTGCCTTCAGCAATGCTCTTCAATGCTCCTGCAAATCTTTCAGCATCGAGTCCAGGCTTCTCAATCTGTTTCGGAATAGCTTTACCAGCTTCGGCTCCATCATCATCTGTTGCTGCCAATGTGAGCATGGAGATCAATGTATAACGTCTGTAGTAAGATATCGCAGATCCGAGCTGCTGTGGATTCTGTAGCTGTGGGAGTCTGATGAATGACTCGATACAATCACCAGAATCAACATCCACTATCTGAGTGATGACTACATCCTCCTTGATTGGTTGTAGGATCATCAGCCCATTCTCCAGGAGAATACCCTCACATGCATCCAGGACAGCATTGAGATCAGCGTAGTTCTGTTTGAAATGTGGATTCTTTGCGTTCTTGTGGACCTTACCGATCTCACGCTTTGCTCTCCATAGCTTCATGTACAGAGATGCTGGAGATGAAATCTCCTCTTCTTGTGTTTTTCTTGTTGCCATTTTATTTGTGTTTTAGTTTGTACAAATGTAACTAATTATTTTAATACAAAGGAATCGTACCACTCAATGAATTCATCAAAGTTTTTAACAATCTTGTAAACTCCTCCAGCTTTCTCAATAGATTCCTGGTATCGTTTCTGATCTTCAGACTGTCTGTCACCTCCGATTTTGATCTCGATTTTAACTGATCTGCCGTTGATGGTAGCTGAAATGTCTGCGGATCCTTTGGTGCCTGTTGTTTTGGTATAGGTTCCTTTGCCCACTGATCTGGTGACTCCATCAAGGTTAGTGTATTTCTTTGGTCCTCGGAAAGTACCCATAGTATTGATGCGCTCTGCTTGATGTCCTGAGAATGCCAGGAACGATGTAACCATCCTTGTCAGTCCGTTTGCTGTTTTCTCACTCCACGAGGATAGTGCGAGCATATGTTCTGGGATGATGGGATGCTTCTCTTTAAGATATTCCATCTCCATTGCTCTGATTCTCTTCTTATTTTGTGTGTTCATAAAGGTAATCGTAATATGCTTTTTGATTATTGTTCAGCGTTGTATCCTCCTCGATGTTCACATATGTGAATGCTTCTTTCTCTGGAGTGATTACTTGCTTTGTTTCCTCCTTGCTCAGTAGCATGTACAGCAGTATGCTGTATGCTACGAACATTATTGCAGATAGTGTTTTCATGTTATTTAAAAATTAAATTGTTTTCGAACTTGTAGATGTATAACTCTGAAGCATGTTTAAAAGCATTATACATCTGTTTAAAATATCCAGTTTGAAATTCTATATATTCTGATCTATTGCATCGAAATTGGTCTGTTACACAATCAGGGCCTTCTAACTGCACATAGTTTTCTCTTTCTTTCAAATAATCTTTACACGGAAAAAAACTCAGTAATTTATAGGTAGATCCATTTTTAGTGTAGTGAAACATTCTTGTTTCAATATTTGATGTATACCCATATTTTAACATAGGCAAAATTTCATTTGTTCTTGTATTTTTCCAATAGCATTTTACTATGTATAGTCCTGATTTCATGTTACTCGTTTTTGTAGTATTCTTCTTCAAAACGCTCATATAAAGTTATTAATGTACTTGTATGTTTATTAGTTAACCATTCAGCAAAATGAATTGCTTTATTATCAGTATCATTTTTCTCCATTTCTTTGGCTTGTTCTAAAATTCTTTCTGGTATCTGTGATTCTAATATTGGCCATTGCTCAATTAACCATTCTACTGCTGTCTGTTTCATTCGTCAATTTTTTTAATCCATTTGTAAATAATTCTCTTGCTCACCTCTAGGATCTCTGATGCCGTTGTCCGATTCAGATTCGGATTCGCCTTGTACATTGCTCTGAACTGCTCAAATTCTGAGAGTGATCCAGTAGTCTTAGCCAATACCCGAAGGTTATTCTTTTCCTTGACATCCATCTTGACGAGCTTACTCATGTTAATGAAATACTCAGACAGTCTTTCAGCTCGTTTAATGCTGTCCACCTGGATGGTTGCTACCTGGTAATCATCCTCAACGATGCTCCATATGGTATTTAAGATCAGTGCGAACCTTGGAATGTAGCTCTTTTGTTTTGGAAGCATACTCTTCATGTACTCATTTTCATCCTCTGAGTTTTGGATGTCCGTGATCTTGTCATGTATTCGGATCCATTCGGACTTGGCCTTGTTGTTGAACTTGGCCACGATGCTTTCAATCTCTGCCCTCTCATTGAACTTGAGCAGCTTCTTGTTGATTACATCTCGAAAGTTCATTACAAAGGCCCGGTACCACTCGATGACATCCTCATCCATATGCTCATTGTTGTAGTGATTAACTGACAGCTCTGGATAGCTTATCAGAATCCTATCAACAAATCCATTCTCCTTGTTGTGGCCTGTAGTAAATTCCTCAAATACCGAAGGTTGGATACCACCAAGAACAGGGATGAATGGCTTATCAACGAATGCACTCTTAGATGTCTTTCTGTTGAGTGAAATGCTGGTACCTGACCAGGATGAAAGCCAGAATTCGAGATCTGATCCCTGGCGATACTTATTCATGTCCTTAAACCATCCAGCAAGCTCATCCTTGAATACACCAATAGCATTCGGATTCTGCTCATGTAGATCAACAAGGGCCTCAAGAGTGATATCACCTACCAGGAACTGCTTGCTCACAGGTTTATCAATCTCTTCAGCATATTGCTTCTCTTTCTTATCGAGTGCTTCGTATTCTTTCCACTTGGCATATTGCTTCACGTATTCCTTTTGCTCCTTGACATTGGCCTCACGTAGTGGATAGATCATCTGATTGATAGATGGAGTCTTTCCGATGCCAGGCTTTCCAACTATTGCAATCCATACAGTAGCTGTCTCCTGCCATCCTGGCTTAACCTCTATCTTCAAAGCATTCCCAATGATGACAGATGTTAGCCAAATGAATGCGGATCCCATGTAGTCCGTAGATAGTCCCAAAGTATTGGCTGAATGTACAATGTATTTCTGTAGGTCCTCTGGGAAGATGTCTAATGGGAACTGAATCCTATCGATGATCTCAGGAACCTCTGCCTTGATCTCTACCTTGGGAGCTTTCCTGGATCCGTATCCTTGCTGATACAAATCACGAGCTGCCTCTGTAGTATTTCCCAGGTGATACTTGTAGGCATAGATCATGAAAGGGCTGATCAGCTTCTCATTGGGATAGATGGTACCCGTAGTAAACAGATACATGCATCCAGAATCCTTATAGACATATCCCGAATGTGGTGATGTGGCTCCATTGCGCTTGATGATGTACCTGGTTGATGTGTTTCTGACTATTGTAAAGTCATCAGATATCAGATCAAGAGCTGTATGTCTATCATTGTATTCAGCCCATGGAGTGATGTCCGTCTCATTAGAAGCCTTGTAATCGCTTTTCTTTGGCTCGTCTATAGTTTGCTCCTCAATGTGATTAAAAGTGCGGGAAATCGCCCAAATGATATCTCTCTCCTCATTTGTGATGTACTTGATGTCATGGTATTGTTTATCTGTGAGGAAATTTTCGTAGATAACTACCATCCCTCCGGTACCTCTTGACTCAATGATAGCCTCTGAGGATCCTTCTGGAGTTGCTATCTTGGTATTGGTACCAACATTCTTGCATTTGTAGAGGATATGAAAGCCTGCGTTCTTTGTTTTCGCTATCACTACCTTGTCAGCAAAGTCCTCGATATTGTCCTCAATGAATGAGATGTATTCTTTCCACCAGGCTTTCTGCTCCTGGAGTCCAATAAGTACCTTGAGATCTACATCTATCACCTCCAGATCGTTCACTCCTGTGACTAGTCCGTATAGTGGTGAATCTAATTGCTCTACCTCATCAGGTGATCTTGCTTCTGTTTGGTATTTTTTCCATGCTCCAATTGGTCTTTTGTTTTCATCTACAGGGATGATGGAGTAACCCAGTGAACTGAGTTTTCTTAAATAGCTTTTTGTCATTTTTGCTGTGTTTGGTTCCAAATATACTAAAAAGTGTGCACTTACTGTGAACTAACTATGCACAAAATAAACGTCAAGTTCATACCATTTTCCCAGTGTTTATGCGGGATACAGGCACTATGAACTAAAAGTGCAGAGTAAAATAAAAAAAATATTTTTTTTTAATTCTCATTTTTGAATTTATTAAAAGTGCCCTATGAATCGATTCAGAGTGCACAGCTATTCAACATACAGATCAATCCACTCTTTAATCTTAGCCATGAAGTCATATTGCTCCTCAATGTACAGTCCGTTCACAGTCCTGATGATAGGACAATCGAATTCCTCCTTGAGCAAGTACATATCCTTTTCAATGATGCTCTGGCTGTATGGATACCCGGTGATGTGGCATACCTTGTCATGCAATCTGGTGAGCTTGTACGGCCTTACTTGCAGACAGTAAACTATCACGCTCATTCGTCTTAATTTCTCTCTCATATGGTATTTGGGCATCAGATTAACTGTTTGAATTCATTGATACTCATCAGGCCATCGAGCTGCTGATATCTCTCAGGATCCATTGATCTAAATTGCAGGACCACATGCACCATGTTGTTAGCAATCTTTGCTGTATGCACCATGATCTGATTGTCCTGGAGATTCAGTTCCAGCTCCATGTCGTACAGATTTATGGCAGCATATAGATCACGGATGGTTTGCATGTACATATGATCCTTAGCTTTCATCCAAACATGATGCGCTTTGATTCCATGACATACTGATGCATGATCCTTCTCAAAAATATCACCGATCTGCTGAAGGGAGCAATAAGGCCGCAGCTCCGAGTAAAGGTAGTAACGCTTGTACACAATCTCTCTGAACCTCTTTGTGGTGATCAATCCGTGATCCTTGGCCAGTTGTTTTATTAGGTCTATTTTTGGATTCATAGCTGTTCGATTTCTTGTTTGACCTCATGCCAGTATTGTTCATCATCTACAAATACTAAAAGTCCTGAATTATATATCCCATCAACTGCAATCAAAGCGCATCTCTTTGCTATCTCAAAACAAATGCATGATGTGTGATCAGGATCTTTTGTCCTTATCATTGAATCAATGATGTCTTGTGCCTTCTCTTTCGGTGTCATATCCTCTCTACTTTCTTAATTAATTTCGGCCACATATCGGCCAATCTGATTGCATCCTCTGGGCTGTTTGCCTTGAGTGTTTTGTATCCGAGCTGCCATCCTGATGGCCCCTTAAATTTGTATGTTACTTTCCACATCATTTGCTTGTGAATAAAAAGATTAGTATTGACATCAATATCATCACGATGGTAGTCACTCCGATCCACCCGGTAAACGTGTAAACCAGATACCAGAAACCGCATCCGATAACGATGGCCAAGAGAATTGCTGATAGTGCTATGAGATCCTTCATGATTAGTCTTTTTTAGCCTGGCACAAAGCCATATAAAGTTCCACATTAAACGATCCTTGTTTCTTCCACCAGCTGATCTTTGATCTCACTGGGAATGAGAATGGAATGTACTTATTCTCCTTCGTTGTTTGCTTCTTGTTTTTCATAGCCTTTGCCTTTGCATTTTTCACATTTAACCTTCTTGTAGCATCCTCCGCAGCACATTGATGCTGGGCGATCACAATCGGGACCGATCTCAACGTATCCCTGTCCTGAGCATTCCTCACACATTACAAATCTATTACTTGTGATATCTGTTCGCATATTCCTTTGCATGTTCTGTAGTTTGATTTTAATTGAAAGCTGAATCTTTCTACCAGGTCATTGTGTTCTTTGGTCCTTTTCTGATCCCAGTGCATGCCATAAAGCACCTTCAGTTGTTTTTCTACTTGGATTTCAGATTGAATCTCATCCATGAGTTCTACGAGTTCGGAAAGTCGTTCTACCCTCTCCTTGATTGCCGTCATTTTGTTCATATCTGCTGTGTTTTATGTTTACAAATATAGTATATTTTTATTTATACAAACATTTATTAAAACTTTTTTCAACAAAAAAAAGGGAACCTCGTTTGATTCCCTTCTAAAACACAGCGCAAATGCTTGGCAACATCAGCTTTGTTAGTATTTTACGTATTCTGTAGAGGATCCCTCTTTGATAGCTTTTAATATTTGTTTTCTATTTCCTCTAGCCTTGAATGATACATGTACCCAATCAGGCTGCGAATCATTCCCGAATTCCCAGATCATCTGGTCCCAATCAAGATGCTCACGAATATAGTCAAAAATTTCCTTATTGGTCACCTTTCCATAGCGATCAGCATCAATATCAATAGCTTCACCCTTGCAATGTTGCGAGGAACTGCTCCCCTTGACCGCACGATTCAAGGCTGCGGATCGGTACCCAGAGCTGATATGGATAGGAACTCCGAAATGTTCCCGGATAGGCTCGAATACTTTCTCACATAGCAGCTTTGCAGATGCCAGGTGAGCAGTATCCTTGATAGTGTTGTCTATTCCTCTGCGCTTGGCAGTATCTGAGTGACAGAATTCAGCAAGTGAAACGTGATTACTTAGCATCTTCCTTCGTTAGTTGCGATAGTGTAGCAGTCACACCACCTACAGCTATCAGATATCCTCCAGCAGTTACTAATGCAGCAGGCAATGCCATAGGGGCAGCAATGATTGCAGCACCAACAGCTCCACATGCGATACCGATCTTCTGTACTTTCTTCCAGAAATCAGGAGTTTTCGCTGACCATCTCTCTCTTAGTGTCATATTCTTCCGTTTTAATAGCATAGATTTTCGTAGCCTCTTGGCTTTCCTTTTCCGTTTCCGTTCCTGCATTCTGATACGCAGATCTTTCAAGACAACCATATAGCTTCTCCTCAATTTTAACTACCTTCTCCTTGTAGGATGAAAGCTCAGTGTATAAAAAAAATATCGCACACCACAATAAGAAACCGCTTCCGTACTTTTTATAGTAGTCTGAAAAACTCTTTGGATCCATATCTTATTATGCTGAAATGTTCCGAATCAATATGTCTTATTGAGTATGAATATGTCAGAATATATATTGTTTCCTGAAGAAGCACTGCCCCATTGAGCTGTTACATTTAATGCATTAGAAATTGTAGTATCAAATGTTGTATTATTTATTGTGTTAAAGCCAAATCCTTGCACAGAAGCATTGTTAGTTTTTGTATAATGAAACGCACCTAAAGTTACAATAGATGCTACACCAGCAGCTCCTATAGCTCTAATAGTAAAATCAATATTTAAAGACCAAACATCATTAATAACACTACTCCCTAGATTCTGTGGACCACTATTCAAAAGAACAATAGATCCTGCTTTAACTCTAATTGTAATATTCTGATTGTTATTAGCATTCATTACACCACCAAACACAGCCCTAAAACTATCACCTACTTGAAATCCATTTGCTGGTATAGTTATTGTACCCACACCGCCATTGATAAGACTGCTTTCCACAGTAGTGTTAGTAATTATAGTGCTGTTAGCAGTCTGTGCGAATAGTCCGTAGTTCGTTGTCGCTGGTGATCCTGGTACAGTGACCACAGTCTCGCCTCCGGTATCCGAAGCAGTTACTCCTGATCCTGCGAATTTCAACACGGATCTCTGAGTCAGCGCAGTGCTTTCATCCTTAACAGTTTTGTATCCGCTTGTCGTTATGTTAATGTCAGTGATTGCCATCAGCTTAGTGTTATATTGATAGTATTGTTTTCATTTGTTGCCTGGAAGAAAGTCTCCTCCAGAACTCCATCCACATACAGATGGTATTCGGTAATAGGATCACAGTTGTCACCTGTAGATCCTGGAGTGCCATTCTCAAAATCATAGTTGTCGTAAGGGATAGCACACCAGTTCTCATCATCAAATACGTTCAATCCTATGAGCATGGTCCATCCTGCCACCATGTCCTGACCTCTGTTGATGAATGGATCCGTAGCAATCTCTGTGGTGACATCTGCGAACTCAGTCCACACATATTGATTCAACGTAGTTTTAATGTCGTTACAGATCAGCAAACAGTCTGAATAGACCTCATTCACCTGGCGATATTCTGAATGATTGTACTTATCACAGATTGTGATGACGATATTCACACGAACATACCCTGCTCCCATGCCTCCAGGCTGCAATGATGCTACCATCAGCTTGTACTGAGCAGCATCTCTGGAGATGGCATCTAAAAAATCACCTTGAAAAAACTCATTTATTTGCCTGTGCTGGTTTGCTATTTCCTCCAGCATTGACATTATTTGGTTTAGTGTCTTTTCCATTTAGGTATTTTTTCAGTTTATCGATCTGTTTTCGGCTTGCTTTGAATTGCTTCATACTATCCATCCAAAAGGTTTGTATCCTGTGTGATCTTTCTTCACGGATTCATTGCATTCGTTGTCATCGCAACAGATGATGTATTCCGGATACTTTACTCCGTTATCATCTTTTAAGAATCCGATCAATCTCTCCTTGTAAAAATACGCATCTTTTCTGAGCATGTCTCTCAGATGGTTTGTATCGCTGTCAGTATTCGGAGTCATAGTCTCGTCATCCTGTCGGCCCACTCCTTTATTGGTTAGCTTCTCATTGAGCATGGCAGCAGCACGATAGTCAACAAATGCTACCAAACAAGGTACCACATAGTCATTCATCAGCGTAAGATAGTCAGCAGTCCATGTACTTGTTTCAACACGAGTAAGCAAAGCCTTGTACAAAGGTGTTCCAAGTGCTGGCTGAAGATGCATATCCTGTGATCGCTTGATGCAAACAGAAAGGATCTTTGTGTCGGTATTCGCATGAATGAGTCCGAGCTTCTTTAAATTCTCAACGGATAGTAAGTAGTTCATCTTATTTCTTTATTACAAGTTGTTGCATCCAGATATGACGGCAGTAAGGTGTTGATGCTCCTGTCTCAGGATTGGTATACCATCCTCCTCTGTATTTCCATACATCACGATATGGGCTTAATCTTGAGCTGATGCTGTTGATATCATCCCGGGTGTAGAGTCTGTTTAGGCTCAACAAACGTAGACAAAAGTCACGGCTCTTGGTGATCACAGGAGGAACACCTGGTCTCTCCTTGTATGTATACACTACCATGAATCTATCAACGGGAGCTGGAGCTTCCTCCAGCAATGACTTTCCCAGATCATTTACCTCACCATCTACGTAGATCTCATATGCTAGCAATCGAGCAATGGCCTCAGCCACATCCTTGATTGTGCTGCCCGTTGCCTGTGCTATAGCTGTGGAATCCTCTCCTTCAGCAAGCATTGAAAGAACTGATTTATCCAAGGCCGAGATATTAGCCTTGATCTCTCCGATTGTAGCGAACATCATCTGTTCCTTGCCGAAGATCTCATCTGAAGGTGTATCCCATTCAATGACCTCACTCTTGATCACCTTGTATTCATCAGCATTCATTCCATATTCCGAAAAGATACGGATCTCATCAGCATCGAACTGATGCTTATGATCACAGCTTGACATCAAAGTAGTGGGAAGGCCCACAATTTTACGAGCTTGTGCCTCGTCAATTGTAGGGAATGATGCAAGGATGATCTGTAGTGCGGCATCGGCAGTCAAGATCCCTCCTTTAATGTTAGCTACCACCTCAACAAGTGATGCAATTTGCGCTCCGTTTAGAGCTGATTTAGCCACATCCACTACCGCAGTATCAGTTGATGGCTGATCTGTCGCTGTAGGCCCTGCAATTGGCTCGTTTTGTTGCACAGCAATTGGATTCACATCGACAAGTTTCAACGTAGCTACAGCCTCAGATAGCTTTGCCATGTAGTTAACCATCCACTCAATCTGTTTTTGACGAGCTGTGATGTAGGTAGCCTTGTATATTTCGTACAGATCCGCAGTCTCAGCAGCATTGAATGATCCTGTAGGAGCAATACCAAAGAGTGATGGAGCTACCACGCTATGAGCTACCAGGATATTCTGCTGAACAGATTTCTCTGTCATCAAGTAACGCTCATGTAAATTATTCCCATTCAATGGCAATACAGATGGTGCCTCATCAGCTCCATTGCTGAATGTGATGATGATCTCACCAGCATCCTCAACAGATTGTGTACGGCCCTTGATCTGTTCCTTGATCTTTCTCTCTTCCTCCGCTGTCTCAGGCTCACCTGATGCAAGATTGATAAGTGTTCCTGCCTTGAATCCATTCTGTAGCTCGTACATATGGAACTTGCTGATGTCAACATCAGTCTGAATAGCAGTAATTCCTCCGTAATATGGTGCCTTCGGATAGATTCCTTTCTCTCCTTTAGCTTGTTTAGATGGCTCTTTGTAATACAAGATGAATGATCCTGATCTGTGATCTTCATCAAGTGCCGGATAGCTTCTAAAATTAGTTGTATCTGGAGTCTGCTGCATAGCGGACCAATCATCTGAAACAAAGTAAGTGCGCTCATCTTCTGTCATTCTGATAAGATCCACAGCGATGTATTCCCAGCGCACTACTTTGGATCCTTCTCTGTTCCATGTACCTATCACAGCCATGGCTCCAAAAAGCTCGAAGTCAAATGTCATTCTCTGCACGATCTCATTCATGTCAAAGTCAGAGAAGCTATTTTTTAAGAATAAAGTAGCATCACCGGATACTGTCTCGAGTCCACCTCCAGCAATGTAATATGTTTTATTCTTGATGATACCCTGGTGCCAGGCAGATCCTTGCAGCAGCTCTATCAAAAAGAATGGATAGTCGTTTTTCTTTCCCCATTTCATGAATCCACGTTGCCGATCTTTCTCCTCGACAGGCTTCTGGTATTCTTTACTGAATGAAAGTGATGTGATCTTATTCATAGATGTTGTTTACTATAGTTGTATTGAACTCATTTGATGGGGATGCAATCTCAAATACATGCGCTCGGCCTTCCTCACATAGTGATGTGGCCAGATCAGGATCGAGATTGCTTGGGCTTGTTTGTTCATAGATTCTGTACGTGTAGAATCCAGCATATGGAAAGGTTACATCCACACCATCAGTCACCTCGAATTCATCAAAACGCTCTGTTGATGTAGAGATGTTAGGCAGGATGCAGTATACCTTGTCGAAAGATTGCTCTTCCTCAAATTCAAACAGCCAATATGGTGCTGCCAGAGTCTTCAGCTCTGTCACTGTCACTATCATTGTGCTTGTCTGATTCCTTTCCAATCTTAGCATATTTTTTTATCTTAGGTTCTGATGCTTCAAAAATGTGGAGTAGTCCGAGCTTGATATAAAGCTCTTCGTTTCCCTCCTCAATCACGTAGTATCTGTTTACCAGATTACTTTTGACTTTCGCTCCGATGAATTTCTTTTGTATTTTCATGGCTCTAAGTTACAAAAAAAGGGAAAGGGCAAACCCTCTCCCTTCTTTATGGTTTAATTGCAGATTAAACTACAGGAGATTGTTGAGTCAACAATGTAGCTACAATTGATGCATTCACATCTGGAACCTCGTCATTCTCAAGTCCAGCCAATACGATAGTATGGCCGTTTCTGTCTGATTTGATAACACCAGAAGTATACTCAGATGCATCGTTCACCTGGATACCTTCATTAAGGCCAAGTGCTACATAGTTACCATCAGCTTTCTCAACGATTGCTACCACCTCATTCTGCGCAAGCAAATGGATCTCTGCACGTAGTTCCTTTGTGTCTGATGCAAGGATCATGTTCAAAGTTTGCTCGTACCAAAGAGTTCCATTGTCCTTGTTCACGCGAATAGGAGCAGTGTAGCTGGAAAGGTTAGATTTTAGCTTGTACTGAAACACCTCACCTGTAACTGTCAAGGTTGTTACCTCGTTACCTGTCAAAGTAGGACCAGTAGCTATTGCGGAAAGCGGAAAGAAAATAACAGATTTGATACCACCTTTTCCATTGGTACAAGTTCTGTCATTAAATCCGGTTGTCATGTTACAGCTCACGATTCTTATTTTTTAAGTTTCAAAAAAGGGGACCGAAGTCCCCCGGTTAATTCAATTAGTTAGGTGAACCTGTTCCGTTCCACACACCGATCTGATTCACAAATGGAACCTGTACTCCTGCACGGAATTTAGAACGCACATAGATTACATCGTCATCTTGAGAATACCATAGATCGTAGTTATCGAAGTCTGAAGTCAAGTCAGTTCCGAATACGAAATGTGATGCACGGCCAGTGTAGATATTGTCCAAAGTGTTCAATCCTGGAACTTTCACTACTCGCATGTCTGTACCAGGTACGATGATCTCTTCCATTGTAGCAATTTGTGCTGGAGAATAGTGGAAGAAATTCAAGTCTACCAAGTTCTTCATCAAGTAGTTGAAGTTCTCACGACCAGCGAAGCATACAAAGTCAGCAGATTCAGCAACAGCCTCAGGTGTATTTGAGAAACACTCATAGAATACATCGTAAGCATTTGATGCATCGATGCTCGCAGTAGATGAAGTATTCAAGTTAACACATCCGCCAGCAACAGTCAAGAACTGACGGTATCCGTTCATCCACTGAAGGTTCCCTGTTCCTGTTGATTTGTTACCTCTCCAGATCAATTTATCAAGCTCAAGAGCATGAAGGCTCAAAAGGTAGTTTGTGATCTGTGCCTCGAAAGGAAGAGACTTGTCCTCAGCAGATGCACCTGGGCGCAAAGCCAATTGAGTCCAGAATCCATCAAGATCTTTCTGGCAGAAACGTTTCATGTATCCAAGAGTCTCAACAGCAATTGCACGATCAGTGAATACTGTATCTCCAGCTGGTGTCATCTCGCAGTCTCCTGCTTGGTAAGTTAATGTGTCGTCAAGAAGTTTGATCTCTTGAGATCCTTTGATACCTTCTTGGATAGAGATGTAACGAAGTGTTTTTGCTTCAGTTACTGATCTTGTGATCAAGTCTTCTCTTTGCTCGTCTACGTATGCTGCCAATCCTGACACATCGTAATCGAATTTTTGCTTAATGAATTTCTTTAAACTCATGGTTGTCTGTTTTTATTTGATTTGTGATTTTAAAAATTGTTGACGAGATGTTAAGGTACTCGTAACCCTTGCGAATTTTTCGCCTTCTGTAGTGCTGTTTGAAGGAGCTGCTTTGAATGCATCGAATTCTGATTTCATTGCAGACATTTCAGTGCGAAGTGATTCATTGTCGGACACAATAGTCTGAAGCATTTCTCCAAGTGATTCGACCACTCCAGAGAATGCTGCCATCTTTGTTGTCACGATTGCCTCAACATCGGCTGCACTCATTGATTCTTGATTAAGCTCTTGAGCATTGATAGCTGCGATCACTGCCGTAGCAATATCATATGCCTCACCCATCTCAATATTTAATTTTTCTGCGATTACCTCAGTAGCTTTTTCAAGAGCTGCTGGCATCTCATCTGTATCGATAGCTTCAAAGTCACTTGATGCAGCATCTTCAGTAGCTCTCTCATCGATTACCTCTGTGATTACACCGCTTGCATCAACAACAATGCTTAAGCCTTCAAACTCCCCACCAAGTGCATGTGTACCCTCTGGTGCAGGAATCTGCTCTCCATCAGCCACAATAAATACTTGTGTGCCTGGAGCTAATTCTCCTTCGTAAGCGATAGCAGTACCATCCATGAGCAAAGCCTCAGAGAAGTTCTGCTCTGTTATTTCAGCAGTACCTGAGAACATTGCTTTCATGTCGGCAATGGCATCCATTACTTTTTTGAAATTCTCGTTCATCTATCTTTTGTTTTTGTTAATATGCTTTATTGTTCCACGCAGATCCTCAAGGGCCTTGAATATCTGATTCATCATTTCCGTTTCTGTAGTTCTTCCGGTATCCTGTAGGAAGAAAGAACCCTCCACTGAGAAGCCTGACCATTCACCCGATTTGGCCATCTCCCAGACCTTATCATTCATTACCTTATAGCTAACGATCCAGGATCCATCATTCACATCATGGAATCTCTCAGGCTTGGTGAATCCTTTGGCCTCATCTACTTGGTAGCTGTGGATCATGTACACACCATCTACCACCTGGTTAGGATTGTGATTCAGATTAACGTTGTTAAAATTCTGCTTTCTTGCATAGTCAACGATGATATTTTTGATAGCATCCTTGGTGAACACCACGTAGTATTCCTCTTTAGTCTCATCGTCATATCTGTAGATTGGAGTATCTGCTGAAATAGCTACACCTGTGATCACTCGCTCCTCCTCATTGAATTGATAGCGTCTCGCCTTGCTGAAAGTCTGATAACTTATCTCATGCGCAGGATCTGCCACAAGGGAATTAAATGATACAGTTGTCTCCTCTTCATTCAGATCAATGTAGATCTCATATACAGGCAGTTCTCTTTTCATACTTAAATATGTAATTTTGTTTCATGAGATTCGTATACCCCTACAAAAGACTGCGTGATGATCAGTGCATCAGTGAGTCCATCCGATGGGCTTTGAATGTTTATCCCGATGCAGAGATCTACGTTGTCGGAGATCATGTCCCTGGCACCATCAATCTGGAACCAAGAGCAAAGTCATCCATCCGGGGATGTGATGTGACTCACAAGATCCTGACCTTTTCCTCGCTGATAGGAGGAGATTTCATTTACATGAATGATGATTTCTTTCTTGGTCCGCAGTTCGATCCTAATAGAGTGCTATCATGTGGACCGATGCTGATCAATGACAGACATGCGCCTACCTACCAGGAAGCAATGCAGAACACCATGGATGCGCTGAAAGCTATGGATTGCACTACGATTAACTTTGAATGCCATGCTCCAGTCATGATGAACAGCGACAAGCTCATTGAGTTATTCGATTCAATCACATGGTCAGGACACAATCATTTCATCAAGAGCATGTATCTGAATTACTACCAGGTACCACATTCACCAGGTGAAAATATCAAGATTGCCAAGGACAAAAAAAAGGCCAAGGAATTCCTTGACCTCTATGGTTGCTTCAGCATATCCGATCAGTTCATGGCAAATAAGGATACATGGAAGTTCATTACCACACGCTAAGTTTATTCTGCATCGCTACCTTGTTCTGAGTGCCTGTGATGTCAGACTCAAGAACGTACACTGGAGTCCCCTCATTACTCTGAGCTATCAGGTCCGCTGTGTTCGTTTGCTGTGTATTCAGATTCGCATTGGTACCAGCTCCACCGAGTTCTGTCCCTGATGCTCCTGCAATAGATCCACCGCCACCGGTACCCAAGCTTGGAGCTGTTCCACTCTGATACTTTTGTGCTGCGATAGCTGCTATCTGTGTAGCTCCAATGAGTGCCGCAGATGCAATGGCAGCGATACCAGCAGGAGATGGAGGAGGACCGAACTGAGCAATACCCTTAACAATGGCACTTGCTGTATCGATAGCTACCTGTGCAATACGCAGAGCTTTGTCTCTCTCGAATTGTTGCTTCTTGATCTTCTCAGATTCCTGGAATTGCTTCAGCTCAATAGCATATTTAGCCTGGGCATATTTCTCATCGATAGCTTTCTTCTGATCTGCCGTAAGGTTCTGACCTTCGACATCAGATTTGTACTTTGAATCAAGTACAGCCAGCTCCTTATCAGCTTGCGTCTGCATGTTCTGAAGCCTTGCATTCTGTAGATCATTGAATGCCTGATTCAGTGCGCTGAATTGATCATAAATAAACTGCGCATTCTCCAGCATCTTTTGAAGCCTGTCGGTATTATGCTTGTTCTGGATCTTATCGATCTCTTCCTGCATCTGTTTCTCCAGGGCAGTGACATCAAGGCCATACTGTTTGGCTCCCTCGATTAGTTTAAAATACTTATCTGTGACAGCTTGCTCCTCTGTTTGCTGAGCAGTCAATAAAGCTGCATTGTATTCATCAAAGAAAGCCTCCTCCATTGCAATCTCTTCCCTTCTGAGGGCTTCTTTCCTGTTGAATTCCGCTTGATCCTTTTCCTTTTGCTCCTTAGTTCTGCGCTCTTCGTTTGCTCTCTGGATATCATCGTATTTATTATCGATATTATTCAGCGCATCTCTGAGTGCAAGTCTTAAATTCGTTGTATCATAGCCATGTTTCTGAGCAAGCTTTATCAGTTCGTTGTATTTTTTAGTCTCAGCCATGATCTCCTGGTCCTTCAGTGATTCACCAGCTAATGCATATGCTTCCTCTACCTCTTGAATCTTTTTCAGATCCTGCGCTCTCTCATCTGCGGCCTTCTTTGCTGCATCTCTTGCTTTATCTGCTCTATCTTTCTGTACTTTCTCAGCGTTATCAGCTACCTTCTTG